GAATGGCTGGCATGCGAAGACACTGGACGGGATTGGGATGGGGTTGGCAATCCCTATGCAGGAAATTGTCATAAAAATGAGAAAATTGTCGGACAGGACCCCCAAAGCAACTCTAAGGTCTCTGAGATTGTCAAAAATTCTCAAAATTCTTAAAAAATTTTAAGAAATTGCTTGACATATAGGACAGGATATAGGCCAAGGGGGGTCTGGGAGGTCGTTAGGGGCCTTTGAGGGCTTAAAATGTCTTAGAGAGCGTTTAAAGACGATCTGAGGGGTGTCTGGTGCATGGTCACTAACTCTAATATTCTCAAATATTCTTTAAAATCTTCTACCCCTCTCACTCCTACAATCTTTTAAATTTACCCCTCTATTTCCTTCTCCATATCCCTCTCTGATTCTGCCTCTGCCTTACTGATAATCTTTTCAGTAGGCTTCTCTATTCTTGTCTCTGTCTGTCTATCCCTTCTTTGCTTCTTTTCTAGGAAGTCAGGGCTTAGAGTGGTTTCGCCTTCTGCTTGCTTTTGTTCTCTCATAAATTGTTTAAAATTTTTCATAATCTTTTCAGTCCTTAAATTTTATTATTAATTTGCAGTTCCAAACTTTAATATTCTCTGCAGTTGGGAATAGAGTCCATGCAAGATCTAATAGTTCTTGTTCTGGAATCTTCTTTCTTGGTTGTTTGGTGTGGGTTCCTACTGGTAGATTTCCTCTCATGCCTTCGTTTAGATTGAAATCAGGGGCATTCGAAAAATTTGGAACGCTCATTAATAAATCATCTACCGGGATTATGTAAGTTTGACCTAGGCTTGGTCTGGGGGAGAAAAGAAGTATTGCTGCAAAGATGTAAGGAATAAATTTTGTCATTTTCTTACTTCGTTGGCGTTTTCTTCTTGGGCCACGGATTCGTCAGTTTCTTCCTCCGCTGGCTCGGTGTCCTCGGGCTTCTTGAATCCCATTGGCTTGTCTAGGTAAACATCATAATTTTCTAAAAATTGTTTGAAACTTTTTCTATTCATATGAGTATTTATGGCTTGACTTTGTGAGTGGGTAGAGTATACTTTGCCTGCGTAATGAACCACCATCCCCCACAAGTTTACTGGTTTGCTTTCTTTACTTTTCTTCCTGTGATAGCCATGCTTGTGGGGGATCTAATCATCCATTTCATTGACAAAAGGAATCGCTATGACTAAAAAAATTGCAAAGAAGAAGGTCGCCGTCAAGTCCAACCCGCAGCCCATGATCCTCAAGGTATTCCCTTACAAGGGCGTATTGGGTGCAATGGTTGATGTTGCCATGGTTGCCATTCTGATGTCTGGTGCCCTGATGATGGCTGTATCGGCCATTCTGATGGCAGGCAAGATCACGATCACGGCAGGCAAGTGATGGAGAAGCATACCCTCGTTCTTGAGGATCTTGAGAAACAGTATCCTCTGTGCTTCAAGCACAAGGGGTGCTGTATGTATGGGATTGAGATCCAGCCCGGTTGGAACAAAATTATTCATGTTCTTCTTGGGAGACTTGAAGATCACCTTGCCGCCAATCCTGCGAAGTTTATTGACTGTGAGTTTCCATTCCGCATAGATCAGATCAAGGAGAAGTATGGAACTCTGCGGTTCTATGTGAATGGTGAAGTCGATGAAACAATGTGGGATTGTATCAACTACGCAGAGGAGCAGAGTGCCAATGTCTGTGAAGTTTGTGCAAAGCGCGGAGTCGTCCATGTCTCAAAGGGTGGCTTCTGGCTTAAGACTCTCTGCTCTGAGTGTGCGAAGGATGAATACATCCCCTACAACAGAAATATGATGCCATGAAGAAGATAAAGCCTGAAGACGTTGCAAGCGAACTGCGTCTACTTTCCAAGAACTGGTGTCTCAGTCCCGAAGTTATCAATATAATTTCTCACGGCTATGAAAGGATCTGTGAGTTGGAGCGTGAGCGCGACGAGGCAAGGAGAGAGGTGTGTAGGGATGAAGCGTATCGTCCTTCACCATCACCACCATGTACGGCAAATCAAGTTGCGAATCGGCGTGGTTGGGATTGCTTCAAGGAGGAATTCTTTGTTGGCGACGATGACCATGCAAAGATGGAAGCCGATTCAAATAATGAGTTGTTTCGTAAAGGACAAATTTAATGTGCAACGATGAAGAATTTTACACTGCTCCCGAACCAAAATACAAGAGACAAATGAAATGTCTTGATGAGGTTGAGTATTACAATCTCAAGGGAGAAATTCATAAAGTTAGAAACACACCTTATGTTTGGTGGGTTCGTGAAAAGATGTTCAGCAACTACATTGAAATAAATTTTGCTGTGACTGTTGAAGCATGTGAAGATTTGACTGCTGTGGATGGATGGCAAGTAATCGCAGATAAAATTATCGAAGATATTAAACTCGCTTACAAGAATAGAAAATAAAATGGCTATCGTACCTACATCTACAATCTATAATTCAAACGGTCAGACTTTCTCTCGCTCCGAGTATCAGGGAGCAATTTATCAGGAAGTCACTTTCACCGATAGACTTGTGTTCGATACTCAGTTCACGATCACTGAGCCCATCAAGGAATCTATTTCAAATAATACGGTTTCAAATTATCCTGAAACTGCAAATAAATACTTCATGGGATCTTTTGACGGATTTTGGGTCCATAAGATCTTCAACGGTGGAAGGCTCGTAATGACTGTTCAGACGGTGGATCAGGATATGTTCATTCCTGTTGCCCATGATCGCATTGAGAGCGTCTGTATGCAGGTTTCTACCGAATTGAATGGAAGCGATTGTGAGCCTCCTGATGTTCCTGCACCAGGAGTTCTTGCAATTCTTGGAATTGCTGCTATACTTACTAAGAACACTTTTAGAAAAGAGTAAAATATGAAACAGATTCTAAGCAAACTTATGGTTCCCATGCTCATTCTCCTTGTCATCAACTTCGTTGGTTTTGTATTCCACAAGAACTATGAGGGTGCTGTGGTTGGAAGCGTAGTTGGAATGATTGTTGCTTTCCTTGCTCTTGAAATCAAGGCTAAGTACGAGTGAACTGGTCCCTTCGTCTAGTCGGTCTAGGACACGGCCCTTTCAAGGCCATAACAGGGGTTCGAATCCCCTAGGGATCATTTAAAATATGCTCTACATATTTGTAGATGCATTATAAGACAGTTTTTATTTCTGATCTACATCTTGCTTCTAAAAAAGCAAAAGCAAAAACAATTCTTTCTTTTTTAAAAGAAAATGAATTTCACGAAATATTTTTGGTAGGCGACATCATAGACATATGGAGATTTCGTCAAGCCTTCTCAATGAATTTTGAAAAACAAAATTTACATGTGGAAATAATTGAATGTTTTTTAAAATTATCCCGCAAAGGAACAAAAATTCATTACATATATGGAAATCATGATGAATTTTTATCCAAATTCATTGACCATGAACTTTTTGGCAATATATTCCTACATGAAAGAATTGATTACGTTTCTTCAAATGGAAAAAAGTATTTGGTGATGCATGGTCACCAATTTGATTTGTTGACAAAATATCCAATAAGTTCATATCTATACAAATTAGGTGATTGGGCTTATGAATGGTTGCTTTCAATAAATGAAGTATTTAACTGGTTTAGAAAAATTTTGGGAATGAAATATTGGTCAATCTCAAAATACATAAAGATAAAAGTAAAGAAGGCAGCTCAGTTCATAGAGAGTTTTGAAGAAGTTATTTGCAAGTATGCAAAAGACAGAGGATATGATGGTGTTATCTGTGGTCATATACATGATCCAAAAATAACAACTAAAAATGAAACTCTTTACATAAATTGTGGTTGCTGGACAGAGAAAGAAAATTGTTCTTTCGTTTATGAAGATGAAAATGGAGAATTAAAACTTGGAAGAAAAGAAAAGATTTGATAACTGGTATGATCCCATCATACTGTTTTTTTATTTGAGCATATTTGCTTCTATAGTAATTTACTCAGTGATCGTTGGAACCATATATGGTTTCTTCGTAAAGGAAGAAAAAACTGGTTGTAAAAATTGACATTGGAGTGGTAGGGTGTATAATATGCGTATGGAAGACAAAATTTTTTATGGAATGTCCATTGAGCGCTACAAGTGTCTCATGGAAGGAATAGGCCCATGCATTCGTCTTTCTGAAGATGAGATGAAAGAAGGCTGGCATTTCTGTGATGAATGGGATGATCTTCTCATTCATCCCGATTCCGATGAATTTCAATTTTGTAAATGTTCTCACATGAAAAAGTTTAAAACTCCTGAAAGAGAGCAAGCATATCAAAAGAGATGGAATAAATCAAATGATGCTCTTGACAGGCTTTCTGATCTAGATGAAGAATTGGGGTTACACTAATGACTTTACCTCATGAAGAATATTATAGTTTAGTTGCAGCAAAAAACTTTTTATATGATCTTTTGAATTGTGCACATACTCCGAAAGTTCCATCTGATATTCGTGACAGAGCTGCGAGAGTTTTGAAGCATTTTCCTATGCAACATAGATTGAATGAAATTTACAAAGATCATATCGCACCTAATCGTTCTATTCTGAATGAATACGAGAATGGTGGTGGTTGGGGAAAGGACAAGGATGAATAACGACGATAAGTATTTTACTTACAAAGATGCATTGTTTGCAACAGCAGTATTGTGCATCACATTCATAATACAACTTGTGCAATTTGAAAGATTGGAAAATAAAGTCAAGGAACTTGAAAAGAAAGTATTAATCAATGAGTAAGCCATTCGGATATTCCTATTATTTGGATATGTACAATTGTCGTGTTGGTGCAGCAGATGATCTAGAATTACATTATCGCTTCCTTGAGCGAGTTGTTGATAAGATCGGTATGACTCGCATGAGTCAGCCTATTGTCATTCACGGCCCTACAAAAGATGGAAAAGAACTTTATCCTGATAAATTGGGTGTCAGTGCTTGGGTTCCTCTGATTGAAAGTGGTATTCAAATCCATTCAATCGAACCAAGCCGTTTCATTACTCTTGATGTATACTCCTGCAATAAATTTGACAAGATGATTGTTCTTGATTATGCAAGAGAATGCTTTGGTTTTAATCGCCACGAAGAGCATTTCTTTGTTCGTGGTATGGGGTATGGAAATATTGGATGAATATGGAAACCCGCAACCTTATTGATCACTATAAATATTGGACAGATGACGCGATCAGAGCTGATCTTGAGACTAAGCGCCATAACTTTTCTGTTATCTGCTGCAACATTGGTAACGATTTTAATATTGCAACCATTATACGGAATGCTAATGCGTTTCTGGCGAAAGAAGTAGTAATCTATGGGAATAAGAAATACGATAGGCGAGGGACTGTCGGTACTCATCACTACACAAACTTCCGTCATGTCAAAAGCATTGACAATCTCGGCTCCTACATTGAAGAAATTGTTTCCCAGTATGAAGGCAAGGTTAAACTATTGGGAATTGATAATGTTTGTGAAGCAAAAGACATAAATGCATTTGACTTTGACCCAAATGTGCATTATATTATGATCTTTGGGCAGGAGCAAATTGGTGTTCCAAAAGACGTTCTAGATATGTGTGATGATCTTCTTTACATTCCTCAGTATGGTTCTGTAAGAAGCATCAATGTTGGTACTTCCTCTGGCATCATAATGAACAATTATTGTGCCAAGGTTCACTCCTCTGTGGTGTAACGGTAGCACAGGTCTCTTTGGAAGATCTTGTTTTGGTTCAAATCCAGACAGAGGAATTTATGAAAGACAAACAAATGAAACCAGTAGGCAAATGGATACTCGCAAAATCTTTGATTGGTGGTCAAAAGACCACTACAGCAGGGATCATATACAACGAGAAGTCATCCTCAAAAATTATTCCTGCAAAGGTAGAGTCAATCGGTAATAAACTCACCGAAGACATTCAGGTTGGCGATGTAATCTGGTGGGATGTCAGCAAGATCAAGGATGGTTACGCTGGTAACCATGTAGTTCATCAAGATTGGGTTTCATTCGTGGAGAGATAATATGGCAAAAAAGAAAATTAAAAAAATGGTCACAAAAACAATTCCTTGGAAGATCACTCCATTCTTTATTGACATGGATGAAAAACAATTCCAAGAGAGAATCAGCATCATGCCTGTCAAGATTCTTCTGAACGAGTATGCAATTGCTTGTGAAGAGATCGGGAAGATTATTGCCAAGTTTCCAGACAAATACTATGACAAGAAGGAATATCTTGATATCTCAGCCCGTGCATATGACCTAAAGATGCAAGTGATGAAGAGATTCCATGAACTTGAAGATCATGTTGAAGTCATAGATTACTACAGAAACATAGATTGCTAAAAGAAACAACCCCGCACTTCACGGGGTTGTCGGCCTAAGAATACTATTCCTAGGGTATTATTCTTTTTTCTTCTTAGATAACTTACGAAGGGTGAGTGCGAGTCTGGCTCTTTTGCCAGTCTTTCCACCTTTCTTTGCAGCCTTCTCAAGTTTGGATACGGGAATGTTCTTACCTTCCTTAGCCTTGAGAGTCTTTCGGAGTGACCCTTCCTTCTCAATGGCTGCTTGAATCCACTTCTTCTTTTCAAGAAGAAGCTCTTCGTTTAAATCAAAGTCTTCATCTTCAAAGAGATTATCAATAATTTCATATGCAATTTCAAGTTCTTCTGTAAGAGCTTGAACTGTATAAACTAATTCGTTGAGATGCTTAATATATGGATCCATGATAATAATTAGCCTAAGTTATATTCACTAGCGATTTGTTCTTCTACACCAAAATCTGGGAAATTGGTTTTAAAGAATTCATGTGCTGCTTTTGCTTCTTTGTAAAATTGGTGTTCTGGTCCGTAACCTTCAACGGCTCCTTTTGGGTGTTTTTTAAGAGTCTCAATGTGTGCAATTCCTTGTTTACGAACTTCATCAGGCACACCTCTTTTTCCACCTTTAGTTTGACCAGCCATTAAAGGATGTCCTGGTCCAGATAAGAGTTTATGCATTTCATCCATTCCAACTGTTGCTGGATTATCTTCGTTTTCTGCTTCTTCTCTTGGATTGGCTGGAATCTTATATTCAGCTTCCTTCAAGACTCTTGGGAATCCACCGTAAGTAAAATTACCATCGGTTACTTCGGTTCCTTCCTTTAGGACCTTCTTCTTCTTTTTAGAAACAATTTCTTTCTTTCCCATTGCCTTTTTAATGGCTTTATCTTTGGAACCAAAGTATTCCTCTTTTGAGGTTTCTACTTCACCATCACCATCATAGTCCTTGTCAGCCATTTTTTCCTTGGCTTTCCCGTGGGACTTTTCTTTCTTCTTCTTGGCTTCGCTCAAAAGCTTTTCAACTAGTTCTACGAATGATAGATTTGGTTTCTTGTTTTCCATGATAATATTTATTATTTTTTAAGACTCAAACTTTCGTCTTGTCTGCTTTTTATGTAATCATTAACTTTGTCAAAATATCCTAAATTTCTCAGTTCCTTGAAAACCATGTTTTCTACTGAAAATTCACCAGACTTTTTCAAACCAGCTGAACGCATATCTTTGAATTTTTTCTTCAATTTATCAAAGGATTCATCACTTGCATTTGAAGATATCATGCTTTCAATTTTGTGAATAAAATCCAATACCTTAGTTTGTATCTCTGGATCTTCAAGATTTACTTCTTCTTGTCTTGGCTCATTTAACCACATGTCTTTTACTAAACTGTAAGAGCCTTGGTTTGCTGGAACTGTTTCTGAAATATCTTGGGCATAAATTTCAACATCATGATTAAAAATTTTAATATCATGAGAATGTGCCCAAAGTTGTTTTTTATCTCTTAGATATTCATCTAAAATTTCTGGGCAGTCTGCTATCTTTTCTTTATCCACTAAAATATGAAGATCAATGTCTGAATAAGGTGTGTAATTGAAATTAGCATTTCCACCCACAACCAATACATCTTCTATGGCTTCATTTGGAATTTTTGCAAACTTTGACCACACATCTGCTATTTGCAACAATTTGTCTTTTACATCTGCTTTTAATTTATTATTTTCCCATAGAGTTGGATTTAACTCATTATGATATTGAAGAGTCAATGATGCTGCTTCTTCCAAATGATCTTTAAACTTTTTTCTCTTTTCTTGAGAAATATGAATGGCTGTAAGTTGCTTTTCAGCTCCTTGCTTAGACTCATGGGTTCCAAGAACTTTTTCTCCCTTTGAGTCCATAACCATGTATTTGTTTCCGCGCTTTACGATCATGAAGATATTTATGGCAATAAAAAACCCGGTTTTTCAGTCGCGGGAAAACCGGGAAACCCCACTGCTTTAAGCAGCCATCCGCATTGGTGCGGCTTTTGTTGTTGCAACTGTTTATTTACGACACTTGTTACCCGTGTCGGGTATCTCCTTCTTCAATACTCTACGCCAGTCGATGCCTTTCGACCCCTAAGTTCCCGAAGCCTAGGACTTCGGGATGTGCCCCACTGCTATGAGGACTTTACTCGCCATCTCTAAGGAATTGCAGAATCCTTCGGTAAGGCTAATGGAGTCGTGGGGATTCGAACCCCAGTGCTGTTCGTATTTCTATCCGAGATCAACAATACCAAAGCGTAGTGGAGGACTTGCACCTCTATTGCTTATCAGATCTCTGTTCTAGACCAAAGACCCTATCAGCCGGACGATTATCTCGCTGCTGGACTACGCATAAAATTATTTAGTTGGTTCTATATCGTAGTAATAATTGTCATCATGGCCATCAATAATCCAGCGATCACTTTCTCCTTCACATTTCCAAATTTTATTATCAACTTTGAAATCTGGTTTTTCCGGAAATGGTTTTGTTACAAAAGACATATTCTTCCAAAATATTCTATTGTTTGGCTGTAGTGTATAGTTTCCATTATCCAATGCAATCATATGAAGACACTTGTATTGAGTAGGTTCCTCTGAATAGGCGTTTCTGTACCAATCAAAAGTCATCACATAATCACCCCAGTGTTCAGTCTTATCTTTTAGAACAACTTTTGCTCTGCAATCAAATAGAGCATCATATTCAACCATTGATACATTTTCATGAAAACAATCCCATAATTGCAAATGGTCCAAGGGCATCAAAGGAGCATCCGGTTTCCAACAAAGCATGTGAATTGGAACTCTGCTACGAACAATTCCATAATCAGTCATGACATGAAATGTCATAGCATATCCAGCACAAGATTGTGCTCCAAAGACTAAAATTTTGTCAAACTCTCCTTTATGTTGCTCATGTTGATACATATGCTCTTTACGAAGATAACAATAAAAATGTGGTACGTTAACATTATGCATAATGCGAGCTGAAGGATTCGAACCTTCGTAGGCAATGCCAGCAGATTTACAGTCTGCCCTCGTTGACCGCTTGAGTAAACTCGCCAAAGCCACCTGTGGGATTCGAACCCGCAACCTCTGCTTTACAAAAGCAAGGCTCTACCGTTGAGCTAAGGTGGCAGACTCTTATTATATATCGTAATTTTTATTTGTCAAATTTAAATTACAAAGGTGCCAAAACAGGAGATGAAGAAATGCTGACTCCTAATGTTGGTCCTGTGGTTCCTAACCACATTCCAGGTCCGGTAGCACTCAAAATTGTTGTATTATCTACTGTTACAACATAATCTGGGTTTGCAGTAATTCTCCACCACCAAGTTGTGCCATTCAGTCCGGGTGCACCGCTCGCAATGTATGGTGAAATCCAAGAAAGTCTTGCTGTATCTGCAGTGGTTAAGGTAAATCCACCTAGTCTTTGGTTTATTTCTCCCAAAACGTTATTCAAATCTGTGATATCTCTTACATAACCAGTATCACCATTTAATATCGTATCATATGACTTGACACCTGTTATGTTTGGTGTAGATTGATTTACGAATGAATATGTATTCCAGTATGGGAATGCTTTTACGCCATGTAATGCTACATGTCTTACCATTTCAAAATAGTAAGCACTGTTTCCTGGTTGACTATTAAGCGTAAAGCCTTGCCATTCATTATATCCTAAACTCATGTCTGCAAAACCTACTTGAGGTGCATCTGCACTTCCACCGGGATATGCATAATCACCACCAGGGAATCTTACTGAAGCAATCCATGGTGTAATTGGAGTATTTGGTGACCCTCTTTTTGCACTTCTTACGGTTTGAACACCCATGAGGAAACTTGTCCAAGCATTTTTGACTGGTAATGTATTACCACCACCCGGATTAAAATAAAGATATGTTGGGTCATAACCACAAACACCAAAAGATCCTGCTGCAATTCCACCCATCCAACCATAGATTTGTGGGGCTGCTACATTTCCAAAGATATATTGGAACCATTGAGGATGTCCATTTATATCGGGGGCACCATCCAATGGTTCACCTTCAGATAGATAAGACCATTCATATTCCAATCTAGTAGAATTTGGATAATAATTTGTTATTGATGAATATATCTCATCCAAAGCTCTGTTTATATATCCTCTCTGTATTCCTTCCCAAACAAGATAATCATCTCCTCTTGTTATTTGATCAGACCATCCAATATTTCCAATAGTTGCACCCTTTGATTCCATCCAAGCACTGAATCCTGTGAGACCCAAATAACTATTTCCATATTGAGTTAAACCAACCATAACGTTTTTGAAACTTGGATAATCAATAATACTAAATGATCCGTATTGACTAAACAATTCCATGTTACTTATCAAATAATCTACGGTTGCACCTGTAGCAGCAAATGCTTGCATCAATCCAGAGAAAGATTCTTTTGCCATTGAAACACCAGCAACTGGCCAAATAGTTGGGAATAGTTTTTGTGTTGAAACAGTTTCATATAGATCCTTGTAGAATGTATAGGTTGTTCCATGATCGAATGAAACACCATCTGAATAACTATACCAAGGAGCTTCAGTAAAATAATAAACCGGAAGAATTGCTCTTTTCTTTTCCGGTAATTGTTTCAAAAGTTTTTCTGCTCTTTGTACTACTTGCGATAAAGTCCATCCTGTTGTATAATAAGGTTTTCTTGCAAATACACCGCTGAAATTAACCATTGGTGATACATAAGTCCAACCACGTGTTGAAGATTCGTTTAACCATAAGTTATCATTATAAGTATATCCTTGTGCTGCACAATTTCCTTCCCAGTCAGCCACAACACCAGTTTCAATAAAGTTTAATAATGTCTCACCTTGTGTTAGTTGTGGTCCAGCAATGTAAGCAGATAATCCTGCAGTTGTAAATGTTTTTGATATTACATAAATTTTTAGATCTGTCTGTGTTGAACCTGGAATAAACTGAACACCAAATCTTTGCCAACCAGTTAACCCTGTTCCATAACGAAGAGCTTTTTCACCACCACCAGAATCATCCAAACTATAAGAATCCCCAACGTCTGGAGATATTTGTTTCATTTTTATTCCACCCTGATTTCCGGGATTTGTAATAATTCTGTAAGATAAACCAGTAACACCACCAGTTACAAGATGATAGAATGAATAAGTGTATGTTTGCCCAGCTGACAATGAAGTTGGGGTATTGATAACTCCAATATAATCACCATTATTTACTGAAGAAATTGCGTATGGAATTATCCCTTCTGGTGGAGCTGACGAACCTGGATTTTGATTTTTTCCAATATTACTTGAATTAACCTTCGACCAAACATCAGAAACAATTAATTGATTGCTAAGTCCAAATCTATTAAATGTACTGGTAGAAGATAAACTTGAGGGGGTTGTACTCATATACAATGGAGAATATGGCCAATCCCAAGCAAATACATTTATTGGTTCTCTTATTTCTCCCGGTGGTGTATATATCGCTAGCGGACCAGCATAACCAGAAAACCCACTATAATTATAAGAAACTACAACAAAGTAATATGTTTGTCCATCATTCAAATTTCCAAAAAAATAACTGGTAGAACCGCCAGTACCCGAAACAGGTCCAACTGTTGCACCTAATGTATATGTATTTCCTTCTATGTATATTTGCTCTGGCATATTTTTATTTGTTTAAGGTGTATAATAGAAAATTTTGAAACCAACTTCATTATTAGAATTGTCTTGCCAAGTAAGTGTTGTTCCAGTGGATATTGGTTCAGTTGCAGTAAGTCCACTAGGTGGTACAGGTAAAGTTGTTAGTTCAGTATATTTATTTTGTGCATTAACCAATGCGTTGGCCATTGCCAAATAAGCAGCTGTAAATCCTGCTTTATTTGCTGCAGTCCCAGTTCCCCTGTTAGAATAAAAATATGTTGATTTTATATCTGTCTGTGAAAGCATATATTGCATGTTTGGCAATATAGTAGATGAGTGCAAATCACCAACACCAGCAGTTGTAAGCAAAGACATAAGAGAAAACAGCTCACCATTTTTCATGTATAAAAGTAAACCAGATGAATCACCTTCCCATAACTGAGCTTCTTCAGCTTCATCAAAAATCATTTTGATGAATGGCCCTCTTTTATAAACATAGCTGGGTGAAGGCCACAGTGAATTTGGTAATATATCAAGTTGCCTATAACCCAATCTCAACTTTGATACAGGCTGTATTGTGTCATTACCACCCCAAAAATATACATCATTTACAGGAAACTCATAAACTATGTTTCCAAGATCAAATTCATCTGTTCCATTTGCAGTAACTAAGTATTGCGTTAAACCAGAAACTTGTGCTTGTGTCAAAACACCCAAAGGCGAAATCGCTCTTAATTTTTTCCCAGTAAATATATTTGGTGAAGAAACTGCTGGTAATCTTGAAAAAGAGTGGTCTGTAGTGGTTATTTGATAATATGTTGCACCTAAACTATAACCAGGTGCCTGTGCTTCACATGCACCACAACCACCAGACCAACCTTGAAAATATCTTGGAATATCTACATCAGGTTCGTATGTTACACAATTATAAACCCCTCTAAAATTATCATAATATGTCTTACTAGAAAATCCTGCATCCCAGTAATATCTCCCGTATGATGCGGTCAATCCTGTTTCTTTTACTAAAGGAAATTGAGCTGTAGTATCACATGGTTTATCTGGAGAAAAGTGTGTGCAGGCACCCAACATAGTATCCGATACCCACCAAAACAAAGGATAACCAATATTATAATAATTTGGGTATAATCCCAAAGAAGTTCCGGGTGGAGGGGCACCACAATTTCCTACAACAGTCCAATCTCTATATCTCAAAGAAATTGGTTGATATGACGCACTGGCACCATAAATCAGACAATTGGAATTTAAAGCTATGGGATAACCAGTGTTACCCGCACCATATAGATAAACATCATGCAAAGTTGGATCATAATTTTTGAAATACATGATTGTTTATGGTTGACAACCCCATCTTTGGTACTATACTATTTATCGTAAACTTATGAGTCCAAAAGAACTAGAAGATTATATTTACGAGTATGGTGAAACCATGAAACATATAGGTAGATGCGAGACTAATGACAAATCATCTACCAAAGAATATAATAGGCTCATTTCAGCAAAAGAAAAACTTATTGAAAAATTTGATTCTTACTTTAAAAATTTAAAGAGAACTGATTGTGTCGCCAAAAGTTGATTTGATTATTTTGTCTACTTGTTCTGGAGAGTATGATCGCAATTTTTGCATCAATTCTTTTCTGACAGCAGCAGACCATTCTTTCAATCCGCTTTTACTAACATCAGGAAAGTCTTTTTTGGATACTTCCTGTTGAACATTATAGACGTTACCTTCTGTTAGTTTTTTCATGTAAATATTTATACGCGGCTGTAGTATAATGGCCATTACGCTAGCCTTCCAAGCTTGATATGAGAGTTCGATTCTCTCCAGCCGCATTTATGCCAAGAATTAGAAAAACATCTACACAACCAAAAAGAAAAGCAAAACCTGCTCCGGTAATTGCTCACCCAGTTTATCCTGATTATATTGAAAATTTTATCAAAGAAGTGGAATCCAAGACTCCATTTAAAGTTAAAATTGATCAATACTCCGAAGGAGCATCCTATCACATAGGAGTAAATCAAAAAATTGGTAAAGTTTATAGGTGTGTTTGGATGGTAGGATTTGTCACAGATCCAGAACATCTAAAGCCTTTTTGGTCTTCTCTTCCAATGAAAGACCTTAGTAGTAAATCATTATAAATATTTGTATCATGTACGACAAATATAACAAAGCAAGACCATTTTCCTTAAATGCAGATTTACCAGTCCACAAAGGTATTTTATTGACTCACACATCAGCTGGTGGGGCAACATTTGAATTTTTTAATTCTGCTGGTGGAACCTTTAACGGAAATGTATATTTTGCAGCTAATACTTTTAATATTCTTCCTATGGAAGCACACCGTGTAATAGCTTTAACTGGAACAGGCTACCTTCTAAACTAATCATGCCAAAAGAAATCCGGTGTCTTGTTACCAACAGACGCTTAGACCCCGGAGAATGGTATTGGTATTCTTGGGAACTTGAAGCCCCCATTTCGGCTCCCGGAATGGCTGAAATAGAAAATCGTCGCCATAATAAGGGCGACGATTTTGCTAAACTACTTTGGGAAGAATGGGAATGGACCCGAGAAATCGGTTATCCAGATTTTTAACTCTTATTTTTTATAAACTTCACCCATTGCACTGAAGATTTCGTTTGCAATTTTGTAGTGGTGTGCTGGATGCTCATTGGGATTTTCAATGACTTGAATTAGGTGTTTGATTATCCCTTGTGGATTTCTTTGTGTTGGCTCTATTTTATTAATTAAATCTGTTGGAAGTCTTTGACCTAAAAGTCCTGCAGATTCTCCAGATTGCCCAGTTTTCATGGTTCCTCTTTCACCTCTAGCTGGTAAATCTCTTACTGGCTCTTCACCACGCATTTCTGAAATAATTCTTTTTATTTTTGAATTGATACTTTCATCCATATCCTCTAAACCGATTTTACCATCTGGTCTAGCGATTTCTCTGTAGCGAGCTGGTGGTTCCAAAGAATCCATGTATTCTCTTTCATCAGCATCAACAATCTCCTTATCACCGGGTAAAGCATATCCAGCCTCTACTCTTGCTCTTGCAGCAATCGGAGAAGTCTTTCCTGGTTTTGCTGATGGTTTGACACTACCTAGTGTGATTGGTTCTCCTTCATCACCCTCGTCACCCATAACTCCATCTTGTGCGTCAGCATGAACTGCATTGGCATCACCAGCAGGAACAACATCGTTTTCCCCACCTCTTGTTCTCTTTAAATTTCTTCCTTCGCCCCTTGCCATCTTTTCTGCTTTTATTTTTTCATAAGTTTGGGCAGAAGTCATAGAAGCTTCTTCAGGATAATCTGGGTGTACTACAGGAGCTTCACCAGGTCTTACCAAAGCCTTTCCAACTTCCTTAAAGTATTCTTCACCCTTTTCCTTTTGTTCGGAAAGCATCTTACGACCTTTTAGATGGGATTCCACGGCAGCTTGTTTCATGGAATGAATCCAACTGTAATAACCTTTATTGTTCTTCATAAAATTATTTAGATTTGACATATTCTGAAACTAGGCTATAGTATGGGTATGAGTGACGCAGGAAAAGGGGACTCTTATCGCCCCGTAAATTACAAAATTTATTGTGAAAATTGGGATAAAATTTTTGGATGCCAAAAGAAGACCAAATCAAAAAGCTCAAAGAAAAAGTCCAAGAACTCCAAAAATTAAACCGTGAAATTACATTGGCTGCTGGTAAACTAGCAGCAGAAAACATGGATTTAAAACTAAAGCTTGACAAAAACAAAAGAAAGTGATATAATATAGTCATGCCTAATTCAAAACAACGTATTACTAATCGTAAGCATAAGAGAAGTCAGGAACGTCGTAAGCGTCAACGGGCTGCTAGCCTGATGAACGCCAAGGTTGGAACACTCCGAGAGCTTGACCGGATTGGCCAACTTCCTATGTCAGTCAAGCTAGAGAGATTGCCAAATGGCTAATACTGTTCAAATGTCCATTGAGGACGTTCGCAAGAAGTTTGACAAGATTGATTGTTTCTTTACATATTATGATGGCGAGAAAGCCACATTTGATTTTTATGGTTCTGATGCCAATGGTTACGAGGTAAGAATTTCGCTGGGTGGTTGTGCTGCCTGGATTAAGAACCTTTCCTTTGGTTCAAAGGATGGTCTAAATATCAATGACGCATTAACTCGTCATGTTCGTTATCTTTCCGTAACAGATAATCACGGTAAAGTTTTGTATGAACAGTTCTTTGATGTCAACTGAAAGTAACCTATGAATAATTCTGACCATAACGATTTTGATCAATGGCAAAATGGAGATTATGATGCAAATAATCCCAATAACTACCCATTTAATGCATGGAAGTTTTATCGTTATTCCAAGCCTTCTGATGCATTTAAGAAAATGTGGGAAAATATGAATAAAGAAGATGGTTTGGAGGATCTTGCGAATTATCTCAATCTGAATGAGATCATGAAAGAAAACATGAAGCAAGAGGCAAATAAAAAGTCATCACGTAAAAACAATCGAAAGTCTACGGTTGTTAACTTTACGCAAGACGAATATATGAAATTGATTGAGATTCGTGGTTATCTTGCAATCACTGAGCAATTTGCTCACGTAAAGGCTTTAGATAAAGTTTTAAATCAAATTAAAATGATTCCAATGCCCCCAAAACAAAAGGATTAATTATGTCTATCTATAAACCAGGTGAAGGATATGATAAAGGTTTTAATTGTCGTATGAATGGTGGTGAACTTCCTAATCAAGCAATCTTTGGAATGGATCCTTATTGGAAGGAATACAAAACTGGTTGGGAAGATGCTGATAATAAGATTATCAGTGAAGCCAGAGATAGAAATTCTTGCAGTAAACCAAAATGCTGCAAGAAGAAAAACTTTATCCAAGATTGATAAAAGCCCCGAAAGGGGCTTTTTTTATTCAAAATGTGGTTTGAGTAATGTATCTAATAATTTTGCGTCATCACCTAATAAACTTCTAGTGGATTCGTATTCGTCAGCTTTTAATGAAACTGCTGTTAAATCCAGTTTTTGTTTTTTTGGATCTAACACTCTCATTGCTTGTCTTGCAGTAACTCTTCGAAGTTCTGGGTGGGGAATATCTTTATTTGCTTTTTTTGCTCTTCTTTGCTGGCCTGTTGGACTTACTCTTACTTTTCTTTCTGGAGTTGAAGATAAACTTTCTGATCCACTCATATAAAATCTTCCGTCTAATCTTTTTATCATGTATAGTCCTTCACTCGGCATTTTTACACTTTGTGTAGGTTCTTTTTTATAATACTCATCAACTGCTTTTTTTATTTTAGATGCTATTCCTGGTTGCTTTTTAACTCTAGTTTCACCAGATTCTGTAGAAGTATCAATCAATTGTTGAACTTCTGGAATAGCAGATAATTGTGCTTTTGGTACTTCAACTGATACATATGCATCCCCTTTACTAATATCCTTTACATCAATTGGTTTTAAAGACATATTACCTTTATCATCAAAATGAACAGAATGTGTGTCCGAAGAATTTGCAGATGCTGAATTTAAAATGGTTTGATGTGTGCTATCAATATAACTTTTTAAATGTGTTGGATTATTTTTTACCAAATGATAATTTTTTATATGATTTAATATCCTAGCTTCATATTCAGTTTTTCTAGCCATAGATTTTTCATTTTTATGAAGTCCCATCAAAGAAAGAATATGAGCTTTAAATTGTTCTTGATTATTATCAGTATCTCTAGTTCTGATTTGTTTTTTTGTTTCGAATAAAAATTCTATATTTGATAAATCAACTTCTTCCATAAAGTTTTTTGCAGGATATGTTATCCAAAAAAGATCTTGTTCTCCTGATACGGGATTCAATCCGCGAACGCCTATCTTTCCATCTTTATTTCTGCGCTGGAATCTACGTAAATAGTTTTTGGTTTCACTATCTGGTACATCTTTCCATTGTTTTGAATTCATAAATGAATTAAATTCTTCTGGACATACATCAAATATTTCACAATTATCGAAATAGTCACCCTTCTTGCGCTTCATTAATGGGAGCTTCATTCTTACATCATAACCAGATACACCACCTTGATTTATGTTTCCACCCTGAGCAGGAACACCCAAAGCACCAGCACCACCACCCGTTCCCATGTCTTCCAACAATTCAAGATAACTTACTTCATTGTTGGTATTGTGACAAACTATTCCTTCAACTAAACAATGAAATTGTTCTTGTGTGATTTCGTATGCTTCTACTTCTTCAGAAAATAAATTTAGTGTTGCCAAATAATTTGATAACTTGGCTTTGGTAGTTCCATAAGGAAGTTGTTCAAATATCTGCTTGAGTTTTATTACCAAAAATTCAAAAGAATCTATGCTACTAACTGGCTTTAAGATATTACCACTTGAATCTATTGCCCCCGCTCTGTACGCATCCAAAGAAGTATATGGTGCGCTTATGGCGTCAGCCAACTTATAGAAATAGAAAGATGGCACGTATGAACTAGGTTGCATCAAAAATATTTAGTTTTCTGTTTGAGAGAGTTTTCTGTCAACCCGAGGATCTGTATTCAATTGTGAATAATTGACCTCTGGTAATTTTATTACTGTAAATTCCAAAAATACTGTAAAAGATTTCAAATATGAATGTAATTTTGGCTCTAATTTAAAGAATAAAATTCTAGCACATCGCTCATCTCCAAAAACATTTTTTAAAATTATAAGGTGATTTATTATCAATCTTTCACGTATTGATTTTAAAGTTTTATGTTTATGAATCTTTTGAAGAAGTCTTTTGATATATTTTATTCTTTTTAGGTCATCCGTAAATTCATTTTTTCCTGAGCATTCTGCATTAAAATAATATCTCTGACAGAATTCCATAAAATTTTCTTCTGTCAGAGAGCTATATTTTTCTTGCATTAAAGTCTCAGTGTTCGCAGCCACAATCTGTTCCTGCCATGTCACTATTGTACGAAGAAGAGGCAGCAGGAACAATCATCATGTTTACTTTACGCAAACCTGTAGGCATTCTCTGCACATTCATAATAAGATTCAAGGAGTGGCCTAGCTTTTCTTTAATTCCATCACCTTGCTTGAAGCCAGTCTTATTTACATCATCATATGGATTTTGACCATAGACACCGAGTTGTGGGCTTCCATATTGTACTAGTTCATAAACATTTTCACCATCATTGACTTTTCCACTGCAAGAAAAATCAAGACCAAAGTGATTTAATTTTTGCTTTACAATTGATGTTACTCCATCAGGATCAATGTAATCCTTGTTGGAGAAGGTATGCAAAAGGGCATTTATTGCATCGATTGATCTAGGAAGCTTAAGATTGAAGGTCCCCTTGTCGGTCAATGCTGACATTTTTCCTGCACCTTGTGGGTCTCCGATGAAAAGACCACCACCCTCTGTGTGTTCGGGTGCATTTTCGATTAGTGTGTTGATTTTTGAAAGTAATTGTTTAAATTTCATGGCTTCTCTTTTATTTAGATTAATTTTAAGGGTTTCTGTTCTTAATCAAGTCAAACAAATCTGGATTATAAACTTTGTTTTTCATGCCATCTAGGGCAATGGCAGCAATTTCTTCAGTAAGTTTTTTCCATTTGCCACCCTTGCTCTTATAGCACTTTGCAGCCCAAGCATTTGCGTATGCACTTGGATAAACATCAAATTTTTGTTTTGCTTGCGAAATACAAGAAGACCACTTTTTTGGATCCTTTGGTTTATTCTTTGCTTCGTTTAATTCTTCAGATTCCTTTAACATAGCAGAAACTGGCTTTGCGCTCCATGTCTTGCACGCCCAATATCTTGCTTTCCATCTGGGGCCGGGATTGTCGCAGTTGTGACGAGCACGGAAATTTTTTCTTCGTGCTGGATCATCTCTCTTGATTTCCATATTCGGATCACCAAAATTTACTTTAACTACATTTCCTTTATCATTTTTCACATAAACTTTGTACTTTTTAACATCTCCTCGCATAATCTTGTTTAGCTTGACCTTTTTTTTCTCTTCTTCATGAAGTTCAATCAATTCATCAAATTGATTGTATTCTTCACCCTCTGATACATCTACAAATCCCATTGTTGTATCTGGAGTAAACGTTTCTATGGATTCACAACCATTTTCATCTGTAAACCAAACTTCATAATTTCCATCTTCCTTGAGTTCAATCATGTCTACATTAAAAATGTTTCCATTTTCATTTATTACATAATCAAATGGAAGAAGCTCTTTGGCTTCAATGCTTGTAAATTCTAACGGCATTACATGATTTGAGTTTTCTACTAAAAAGAATTCAAAAGATTCCTTGACTTCAGTAACACCAGTCTTTACAAAAATTGGTTTCTTGCCTTTTTTACCAGTTCCTTTTTTGCCTCGTCCACCCTTTTTTTGAGCAGATCTTTTTCTTCTTACAAAGCTACCAATCTTTTTCTTTCCAAGTTTATCTGCTTTTTGACGACTCAAACAAGCTGAATAAGATTCCCCTTCTTCTGCATCACCACATTTTCCTACTCTTTCCCCTTTGGTGTTGTATCTGTCCCAACCGGGACCACCACCTGCAGATTCTCTGTTAAACCATTTTCCAAGTCCGGAGTTGGAATAAACTTTTTCAGTAATTAATTTTATTTGATTAGATATCATTTCCAACTACCTTTTTTCTGGTCTTCACCTTCTTCATGTCCATTGTCTGATCTATTGTCTGATCTGTCACGAACACGTAAATTATTTATACTCTTTGATCCACCGTTTCTCAAAGGCTTTTTATGGTCAATGTCCTTGCCATCACCTTTTTTGGCACGACCTTTTTTAATCATTAGCTCGCGTGCAGCTGTTCTTGCAGCACGCTCTTTTCTTTGCTTTGGTTTGCCGTGGTAATTTTTATATTCTTTTTTATAGTCTCTTTTGTATTCTTCTTGAAACTGCAAGAAAGCTACTAATCTTCTTGGATTGCTGTTATATCTTTCCAATACCAAATCGTATAGTGTTTTGAGTGGTGACTCAGTTTCTGTAGATTCCATCAAAACACTTGAATTTGTTTCAATGAATTCTGCTTCAGAATCTGTTATTAATTCTGAGCGCAACATGTTTGAAAGCACGAAGTTATTACTTAGAGCTTCAATCAAAACATCATTTAATATCAAGGTATTCTCATCGATTACTTGATTAGCAATTTTTTCATTATTCAATACAGGAATCTTAATTGTCTTTTTGCCAATTGTAACGTAGTTATATTCAACTGAATTTAAATCCTTTGGTGCCATACCAGGAATTAGGCTTACGTTGATGTTAAAATCGTTTCCATTCAATAGATTTCCGATGATCGTATCTATTGGATTTATTGTGTTCGATGGAATCAACAAATCTTTAAGAGAAACTTTTTCTTGTTTCTGCTTTTGTTTTTCTTCAACTATTGTTCTGAATCTCCTTAAGAGATCTCCTGTTGAAGATTTAAAGTTTGATATATTAGATGTGTTGATTACATCTTTCGCAGGCTTGATTTCCAATTCTGCTTGCTTTGCAATCAAATTAAAATATTCATCACTCATTGGAAAGACGCCGTTAATTGTTACTAAATGATTTGGTGCTAATTCTGGCTGACGAATGTTGTCGCCACGCAGATAAGTCTTGAGCAAATTTGCTATTACATTTGATTTAAATTCAGATTTAGCTGTTGACTTGGAACCTTTAAATAATGGTTTTGATGCATTCAACCATTCGTTTTGGTAATTTGAAGCCAAAACCAATGGGTTAGGTTCACCATTTTCATCAAACACAGGTCCAATGTCATTTCCTGAAGCATCCTTCAATTTCATTGTTTGAAGTTGTTGCAACAACTCTGGATTGTTTTTTATAATTGAAAGAGCTTCATCTGGTATCAACATTGTTGAATATTTTGCTTGAGCTTCTTGTCCAACTTTCATCAACTGTTGAAGTTGTGGATCTTTTGCAATTAAATCTTGATTTGCTATGGCTTGTGTCAAAGCACTTCCAATCAAACCTTTGAAAGACTTATTTGATTGATCGAATTGTGTTGTCGATAAAGCCAGTTCGCCACCAGCAGAAACTTTGAACTTATAGTTTCCGCAAGACATATCTACTGAACCTTCGTCTTGCACACCTTGAGTTCCAGCTTCAATAGATGAAACAAGATTTTGAATGCATTCATCACCAATTTGTGATAGAACTTTTCTTGCAGTCAAGAAGGCAGATCTTGTGAATTCCATTGCAGAAGGAGACATCATGTTATATGTCATTAATTCTTGTTCACTTGCACCAGCCTTCATCTTTGCAAGGAACACCAATGCATTCATTACCTGTTGATTGTATGGGAGACTTGAAACTGGGCTAAGATTAAACTTAACAGTCAAATTTTCATAAGACATATTATCGAAATCCCTATTTGTAGGGGGATTCCGCATCATCTTGAAATATTCATCTCTGATTTCTGGTGGAACTTGAGCTAATTGAGAAGCATCCATTTGAGACATCGCCTGGAATATCTCTTTTTTATTCATTCTCTTGGCTTTTTTCTTCTCTTCTGGTTCAGCCTTTTTCTCAGATGGTTCTTCTTTTTTCTCTTCTGAAGATTCTTTCTTTTCTTTCTTTTCAGAAGATTCTTTAGTTTTTACATCACCAAAAAGAAGTTTTGAAGCCCGTGTTTGTTCAAATTTTGGATCTCTAGTTAATTGTTGAGCTTCATCAATGGTGAGAGTTTCTTTATTGATCTTTTCGTGTTTACTGTCGTCAAATGAATCTTTAAAGATAAGTTGAACTTGACCATCTCTTGTTCTTACGGCAATTACTTCTTTTATAAGTTCTTGCTTCGGTTTGCGTTCTCTTGGTATTTGGCGAGATCTTTCTGCTCTTTTACGAGCAGCATCCTTAGCCTTTAAAGAGGTTGAACCTGCTTTGGCTCTATCCTTACGCATTGCTTCCCCGGTTTTAGCGACAGGGCTGGCTTCAAACAAATTTTGAAAAAGTTTAATAAATTGCATCTCAAATTATTTAGCCTTCTGGAGATGCGTTATATTTTTCCAGAGGGTTATATAATTTGAGATTTTTATAAGTTTTAGCCTTACCAATGGCTATTTTTCTTAGATTTGCATAGTCTAAATTATTATTTTTGGCAAATTCAGCAATGCTTGGAACAGTTATAATTTCATTTGTATTGATGTCTTGAAATATTGCTGACTGTGTTATTTGAACCTTTTTCTTTTTAGGTTTCTTGGCCTTTACTTTGGCTCCCTCAGTTTCCTTTACTGGGCGTATTTCAACTGCTGTCCAGCCTTTATAAGTCTTTCTTTTACCATTTAAAAGTTCACAAATTTTTACAGCAGTCATACCATTTTGTCTACCAAATTCTGTCATGTTGGTAAAGAATGTCTTTTCTCCCGTATCCACCCTTTTTAACCAATAACCATTCTGTTGTTCTACTGGACTTTTCCAAATCCAATATCGACCATCTTGAATAAAAAAACCACCATGTTCTTGAACAAACTTAGCTCGGAACTTAGTGGCTTTTGAATTATCATTCATCTGAGTCCACAGTTTAGATCCTTTACTGTTGACCTGATCTTCTATTGTTTTTACATCCTTATACATAATGAGCTTCTTTATACCTCTTAACTAACTTTGAAAGATGACGAACATATTGTAAAGGATTACCTTGGAAGACTTGACGTAATCCATCTTCACAAGCAATCAATATTGCAAAATTTTCAATTATTGTATTGGTTCTTTCTTGATACATCAATGCATAGGCAGTTGCTTGTGCAAAGTAATTATCAATATCGGATTCTCTTTTTTCCTTTGAACTAGCTTTAAAATCTATAATAGAAAGCTTTCCATCATATTCTGCAATACAATCTACTCTTCCCGCCAATCCTATTGTTTTAGAATATAAAGGTTGCTCTAAGGCAACGATATTGTCTATTTTGTCTATCTCTGGTTTTATTAAACTGAACAGAGCTTTTTGAGTTGAATGCAATCCATCAAAATCAATATCAACATTATTGATATAGTCTTCAAGTAGTTTATGAAACTTAGTTCCTCTTGAAGTTACTCTTTTGCTTTCTTCTGGATTTCTTGCACGCCACTCACTGAAGAATTGTTGTTTTTCCCAACCAACAACAGTTGTTACGCTGGGAAAAATTCCTGCTGGAGTCTTGTAAAGTCTTGATCCGTTTTGATATACTTCTTCTAACTTGAGGTCAAAAGAAACAGGCTTGTGTGTAAATGTTTTTCTTTGCATTAATTCAACTTTATAAAATATTATAACACCAAAATCTAAAATAACAAATCTTAAACTATCTTATATAGACGAGATATTCTACCTAATGCATCGGCTGCTAAACTTACATCTAAATTTTCACGCTTTCCCTGCGGTTCAATGACCAAACCACCTTTTTGTGGTTCAGCTGCATAATTTTCCACACCCCCACCACCTCCTACACCACCAATAAGACCAGTTAATATTGATTCTCCTGAAGGTGGTCTTCTTTTTAATTCTTCTTGTGGCTTAGGTGTAACTTCTTCCTTGGGCTTGGTTTTACCTTTTTCTTTGGACTTAGGTTCTTCCTTGGGCTTTTGGTTTGGTTCTTCCTTGGGCTTTTGGTTTGGTTCTTCCTTGGGCTTTTGGTTTGGTTCTTCCTTGGGCTTTTGGTTTGGTTCTTCCTTGGGCTTTTGGTTTGGTTCTTCCTTGGGCTTAGGTTCTTCCTTGGGCTTAGGTGGTTCTGCTGGCTTTGGCTCGGCTGGCTTTGGCTCGGCTGGCTTTGGTGGTGCTGGTTTTGGCTCTGCTGGCTTTGGTGGTGCTGGTGCAGGAGCGGGAGCAGGAGCGGGAGCAGGGGGTGCTTCTACTGATTTTCCAGGTTTTATTTTTTTTGCAGCAGCTCTTGCAGCAGCTTCTGCAGCTTCTTTTGCAGCACGTGCAGCAGCTTCTTTAGCTGCAGCTTTTGCAGCAGCTCCTACTAAATCAACTAAAATAGCTGCACCACCTTCTTGTAAAGATTGTTGATATCTTGCTTCTAATAATTTGTGAACTATTGGATTAAGTTTCATGTTTTTATGATGGTAAGAAACCACTTAAATCGGGAAGATAATCTGTCCAACTTTTTGTTGTTTCACTTGGCTTTTTACTTTTACGAGCTTCTGCTGCTTTTCTTTTTATTTCTTCTGCTTCTTTATTAATTTCTTCTGCACTTTTTCCTTCAGTTTTTCTTATTGTTTCAATTCCACCCAATTTTTCTGCAAACTTTTGAACAGGTTGTGATTGACCGATGGCTTTTCCTACTTCGTAACCACCGTATGCTGCAGCAGCCAATCCAGCACCAGCAACAGCGCCACCACCTGCTGCCGAAAGTGCTGCTCTAGTTCCTAGAGACTTAATTCCCTGTTTCATTGCAAGTTGTGTAGCTGCATCAACAGCTCCCATGGCACCCCATTCAACTGGTGTTTTGACAGCACCGGATTTTAGAGTTTCAATTCCAGTAACATCGGCTGCTTTATCTAAAGCAGCTCCTGCAACTTCTCCTGCAATAAGACCTGTTACGAGACCAGCCGCTCCTGGCTTAGTGAATACTGATTTTATTGCACCACCAACTTCTTTTCCTAGTGCTTTGGGATATTGTGTTACTGGTGTTGGGAATTGTGTTTTTAATTTTCCTGCAGCTTCACCAGCAAGCTCTCCAACTTTTGCCGGAACTTGCTTTAGTGTTTTGGTCATAGTTTCATTTTCTAATGCACCAGCAACTTTTTCTGCAGCAGTTCCTACTTTTTCAACACCTTTTTGTAGTAAACCAGGTTTTGCTGGTTCTGCAACTGGTGGAGTTGGTGTAGTTGGAGCAACTTTAGGTTCAGCAACAACCGGAGGAGCTTTTGGAGTTGGTTTGGATGCTTGAGGTTTTGCTTTTGGAGCATTTTCTGCTCGTCTTGCTTCAAGCCATTTTTGATACTGTTCTCTAGACCAAAGAGCAGATGGTTTTTCAGATTTGAAAGGCGTTCTTTCTGGTCTTTTAACTGATTCAGGAGCTTCTGATGAAGGAAGTTCTAATGGAGTGCTTGGTTTAGCTTCTGGTGCTTTTACTTCTGGTGCTTTTACTTCTCCAGTAGATGGAGTGGACTTTTTTGGTTTATCTTCTATTTCGTGTCTGCGTCTAACGCCTGCCAAATCTCTTTTAGCAACTTCAGCTGGTGATTCTCTTTTAAGTTCTCTAGTCAAGCCTTTTTCTTGTGCTTGTTTAGTCATTGCATCTAATGCTGCTTGATCACTTGCTGTTAATTTTTCACCTTTTTTCATTTTATCCAAAACAGCATTACCTTTAGCAACAACGTCGGATTGTCTTATTAATTCAAAAGGATCCACACCAAGTTCTTCAGCAATATAATTCAATAAACGTTCATACAAAATAATATATTGTTCTGTTAGAACTTGAACTTTATTACGATATAAGTTTGTTAGATGGTCCATATTAAGCTCTATAAGTATCTAAAGAAGTTTCTGATGCTGAAGCTGTTTTAGTTCCGGTTTCAACTTTTGGTGCTGACTTGGCTGCGATTCTCTTTTTTGATTCTTCTTGTTCTGCTTCTAATTCTTGTGGAGTTTTGACACGACCTTCTTTGTCTCTTAGATTTAGAAGATATTTGGAAGCAAGTCTTGAAGATACATCTACATTTTTTTCTCTGTCTTGACGATCTTTTGTCTTCACTTCTCTTCCAATTCTTGTTTGAATTTCTTCATCACTCAAAGCATCTTCGCCTTGTGCAGCTCTTTGAGCGCGAAGTTTATTTACTTCATAAGTAGCACGGTTTGCTTGTGACAATTTGCTCACGTCTACGGTTCCCATTCTTACTAATTTTTCTTCTGCTTCTCTTTGTTTTAAAAGATTTCTCTTTTGATAAGCTGCTTTTCTTGATTTAACAAAATCGGAATCCTCGGGTTTAGCTGTGGGAGTATCTTTTTCAAGTTCTACCTTAGATAAATCAATTGAAGTTGCTTGAGATGGACTTCTTTTCATCATCGAACCAACCAAGTCAAATTTATCTGCAAACTTATTTCTGCTAGCACCAGATTTTGTAGAATAATCTCCACCTTGAATACCATCATTTGATGCATTTTCTTCTGCTGAAAGTCTGTCCATCAAATTAAGTGCATTTGATTGTTCGGAAGATCCTTGTTCTGGACCATCTTCGCTATTCAAATAATCCTGAATGTCTTTAGATGACATCTTCATTCCAGTTGCATCTCTTTCAAGATTAAACTGATCGGGAGTTAATTTAGCAGCACCTTGAATTCTATTTTGTCTTGCTCTTTGGCGAGACAATTGTTCTGGTGTCTTCTTGTTTGATCCACCAAAAAAAGAACTAACAGAACTATAGATATCATCAAAAATTCCTTCTTTGATTAATTTGAATCCATTGACATCTTGATTCTTTGTATAAGCAACACAAGAAGGATCATAGCCTTTTTCTGCCGATGAAACAGTTTTTATAACTTGACTGACAGTGTTTACTGTGTTAGACTTTGCATTAAACGAATTTTGCTTGTATACATTATTTTGTTCTAAAATGGTTTTTACACTGTTTACAACACTGGGCTTCTTTGTGATTGGAGCTTCTGTGTTTGGATTTTTGTTCATGAAATCCTTGACTTCCCAATAAAATTGTCTATTTTGTTTATTATCCATGGCTGTAAAATATTTAGATTTTCATAAATACTTAAAAGGTATGAATAAGCAGGTTCTCTTGCTCAACCAAGACAATACACCACTTAATATTATTACCGTTGGAAAAGCTTTTAAATTGATGTCTCGGGATAAAGTCTGGGTGGATGAAACTTCTCCAGAGTATTATGAAGTAGTTTCTGTATCAAAAATTGTCAAAATTCCAAAAGTTTTGATTTTAAAATACTATGTAAAACTACCATTCAAAAGAGTTGTTGCCAACAGAAAAAATATCTTCAAAAGAGATAATTATGTCTGTCAATATTGTGGTATAGATTTATGTGATAAGACAGCCACAATTGACCATGTAATCCCAAGATCAAAGGGTGGAGGTTCCACATGGGTCAATATGGTTGCTGCTTGCAAAGATTGTAATCTATCCAAGGGAAATAGAACACCCAAAGAAGCAAAAATGAATATTAAAAATAAACCAAAAGAGCCTTCTTATGGATTCTTGTTTGATCACATGCTAATTACTTTTAGAAAGAAATAATATGCCCAATTATTCGTTTAAATGTGATGGATGTGATCATAAATTTGAAACTTTTTTAAAAATGAGTGAATCAGACATTCCGTTAAAACAAAAGTGTCCATCATGTGGCAAAAAGAAAGTAAAGAAAGATTGGTCTGACCAAAGAAATTCTATTGGGATGGATATGACTTTAACTCCTGCCAAAGTAAATGGCAGTGCTTGGAAAGAAGTTATCGACAGAATCAAAAATAGCGGAAATGTTCCAAAAAGATTCCATGACCGTTTGGATAATTCTGGTCAACATGCTGGCAGAATTGTTCGTTAATTTTTGCTAGCCACCAAAGATTTTAAAATATAATAACTGTCAACGATGTCCGTTACCGGATTTGTCAAAGATTTTTGGTTAAAAGTAAAGACCAAATCTGTATTTGTCTCTTCACAGAAGGCTTTGTACATTGCCGCTTTATCAGCGTTACCTTTGCCTGTGGCGAGTTTCTTTGCCTTGGACGGCTCTATGATGGTCACCGGAACCCCGGCCTTATAGAGCTTATGCTTAAAGATACCCATATTCTCAGCAAGATTAAAAATTTTGCCCTTTGAACCGTATGAATATCCCTCTATGGCCACATCTGCAGCCCCTATGCATAAATTTGATGCCCAATCGGATATGCTGTCGAAACGATCAACATCCGCCACATATTCCTGAAAACTTTCACCAGTTATGTTTGGTAAAATTTTATCTGCAAATTTTTTGGTATTTGTCAGATAATAGAAAAAACAGTTTGAAAATTTAAATTCTTTACGCTCATCGAAAAGACATAGACACGGGCATGTTATTGAGTAGTCAACACCTACGAGCATATAGAACATAGATATTTATACCTCGCTCGGAGGATGTGGTCCTTGGTTCTCGGTTGAATCTACTTCGAATATCCAAAAGAGAACGAGGTTTCCAACATCCCCCGGCAAAAATATTTATAACAAAAATTCTCCCTTTCAGGAGAATTTTTTTATTTATTCAGATGTTCTTTATGTCCTGAGAATGCGATACTTAAATTAAAATCAATTAAAGCATCCTTTATGAATTCTTTCATCTCATCTAAAGTTTTGAATTCAATTAATTTATTATTATAGTATAGTTTATATTTGTTTACTTTTTCTAATACATCACACTTGTTAATGATTAGATTATCACAACCAGACAATTTGATTGAATCAATAAGTTTATCCAAATTCAACCAATTCACAAGACGTTTTCTTCCGGTTGTTGACCCAAATTCTTGACCAAGTTCAATGATCGTATTTAATGTTTCATTTTCCCAAAGACTTTCTGGGAACAATGGATCAACACCACTCTTTGTATCATAAATTTTTGCTACTCCAATGAGATTTCTGATTTTCTTTGGTGAGAATCCCAATGAACATGCTGCATAAGGCATAGTGTTGCTGCTTGTGACAAATGGATAATCACCGTGATCAATGTCTAGCCAAACACTCTGTGCACCTTCACACAATACGTTTCCACTTAGTTGACCATCCCAAAGCCATTTCTTATCCATTACTTTTTTGGCTTGCACACCACAACGAAGCATTTTATCAGAGTAGCAAGGACCAATTCCTTGACCAGTTGTTCCCAACTTTGCTTTTAATCCATCAAGATCTCTCTGAATATGTTCATCTGTAATGATGTGTGCATTTGGGTGAACCTTGACCAAAGAAATGTCGAAACCACTTTGAGCCAAGTAAGACAACTCATCAAAAAATTTGTTGATGTGAAGAACACAACCAGGTCCAATTATTGACTTCTTATTTTGAAAAATACCACAAGGAACACTATGTGTCTTGTATTTTTGCCCATTGATGTAAACAGTGTGTCCTGCATTTGGACCACCGTTCCATCGGCAAACATAGTCATAGTCTTTGGCAATGAGGTTTGAGATCTTTCCCTTGCCTTCATCCCCCCAAGCCAATCCATAAATTACGTCAACATAATTAATCATATTTGTCATCCTAACGAATTGAACTCCTCCGACTGGAATCGAACCAGTGACATGGAAGTTAACAGCTTCCCGCTCTACCTACTGAGCTACAGAGGATTGTGTTTTTACACTATCTGACAGCCTCCTGCGGAGCATGCAAATTCCTTTGCTGCTTCTGTGTTGTCTTGTGACTCATACTTTGAAAGTTCCTTAAAGTTCACTTTAATCTTTGGATGTTCATTGTATGCAGCAGAATCAATTTGCTCAAAAGGAGCCTGAGCATATGTGTGATTGTCGCCACCGGGTAGGAAAGAAATTCCGGTTGCAACATCAAAGTTCTCCCACAACCATTGTCCAACTTCAAGGAACTCACTGTCACGGTAATTTACAGTTACAGATGGCTTGTGTTGGCAATAATGTTCTTGGTATGTCTTCCAAAGATCCAAGTGATCAAGTGCACGGAGATCTTCAGTAGTTACTGTGCCACGTGGAGCCTTCATTGCAAATGTAAAGACAGCAGTGTTGTTTGGATTGATTACATCGTCCTCACAAGGAACTCCTTGATCTTTCATGAGTTGATAGATTGGATCCTTCTTGTCAATACGAACTCTGCGATAATAATAATCTGCGTATCTTGGGTGAAGACCTGATGCAGAATCTACCAAGCATGAAGTAGTTCCCTCTGGCTTGACGCAAGTGATGGACTTGCTTGGATTGATTCCCAACTTTTCTGCCCATTGCAGATTGGTTGCAGTTGCATGATCACGAAGGCTTTCAAGCAAACGAATGAGTTTTGGCTTGCCTTCAAGACCACTGGTTAATTTGTTGTCATAGATACCAGTCATGCTGACACCGAGAAGTCTTTCATCCTCACAGTTCTTCTTCCACTCAGGACGAAGATATGGGAACTTAGTAAATGTAGATTGAACAGTACCAATGATTGTGGCCATCTCAATCTTCTTTTTCAAGGTTGCTGCTGTATCTTCGGTACGAACAACAACAGTTGAAAGATTGCAGAACTCAAATGGCTTCAAAATGATCTCTGAGCAGGGGTTTGTTCCGTATTCAGCATCAACATCACGGCCCCATTTGGCTGCTTGTTCTTGCAAAGCCTTACGATTGATCATTCCACGTTCACCGCTATGGCTGTTGTATAGCGAAGTCCATTCCTCAAGGAACTGACCCATTGGTGGGCGACCACGATAAACTGCAGAGTTATTGGCGTAAGAACGGAAGCCTGCTTGCTCCCACCATGCTCCGCTCTTGCATAGAGCCATTTCACGATCAGAAAGATCGCTGAGTGAAATCATAGCAGAACGACGAACACCACCTACGATAACAGCGTTTGCAATGGCACAGCAGACATCGTGGCACTCAAGAGCAGTCAACTTGCGACCCTGTGCGCTATAGAAAACCTTTACGATTAACTTAAAGAGATTATCAAGAGGAGCAGGCCCACTAGCGCGACCGCCAAAAGTCTTAAGTCTAGCTCCAGCGGGTCTGATCCCGGACACATCCCATTTAACGTGACGACCCGAATACAGATGTCGTAAAATTTCTTTAAGAGCATTTCCCCAACCCTCTTTAGAGTCTTCAACTTTGACAACAACATTAAAATCCTTTTCTATCTTATTAGCGACAGTTGGAAGTTTATCAGTGTATTGTCGCTCAACACTGTAACCAACACCTGTTCCGTTCATTAGAACAACGAACAGTTCTGCAAATGACTCAACAGAATCAATTGGCAAATATGAGCAATTATACAAACAAGTGTTGTCGTGATCAAGTGCAGGCCCAGCAGTCATTAGACTTCTCATTGAAGGAAGAACTTCAAGATTTACAATTGCCTTCTTGATGTCTGGTCGTTCTGCAAGAGCAGGAACTTTGTCTGTGAAATAATTCCACCATCTATCGACACATTCATCCCATGTTTCTCTACGATTTTCTGATGGAAGCCATCGTGAATAACGCGAGATGAAAATAAACGATTGAAATGGTGATAAAATTTCTGCCATAATGGGCCTTTCTTTATTGGTGTCTTTATTTAGTTGTTAGAGTTTGCCACGAAACTGGGAAAAGTGGAGCAATTATTTTGTCAATTGCTTTTGCATATTCTTGAATTTCCCATTGTGCGTGAGCATCTATTCTTAGATTATAAATACGAGCAAATGCATATAGTGAACCAGTCCAAACAAATTCAGTATAAGTGCCTTGTGGCAATATAGAACGAGCTTGTTCGGGTGCAACTCCATCTGCAAGAAGATCATTATAAAGTTTTACACAATCTTTTGCAACTGAGTCGTATTCCTGTCTCATGCGAATGCAGAGATCCATATCTTCAATTCTTCCGCTGCTTCCCTGCTTTGCACCATTAGTTGGTGCAGATCTCCAAAGAGGAATATAGACTTCGGGATCAAATGTTACATACCTACGGCTGACTTCATTCATAGTCAGGCCAATTTGATGCTTGCCAAGTTGTGCACGAACAAAGATCGGGCACTTTACACGAATAGATATTGTAGCATGACAGAATGGAGTAAAGTGATTGTGTTTTGCAAGATACTTGATGAGTTTTCCATCTCGCTCAGAGAGAGATTGGGATGGAACATGACTGTCAGCATATTCCCAAGAACTTTCCTTGTTGAAGGAGACTCTTGCAGCATTGACAATACTAAGATCCGAACCCATCCAATCAATCAACTGAACATGTCCGTGATCTAAAACCGATATATCAGTCGGACGCACGCTTTGTGTTGTCTGTGTCATTCTCATCCTCATCATTATCTACAAGTTCAATAGTAACACCATGGATCTTGGTAAAATCAGCAGCATACTCGCGTGCTTTTTCCCACAGCTTTGGGTCCATTTCTTTCACATACTCACCAAATCTTTGTACAAAGGTGAGATAGGCTTCACTAGCCTTGAGGATTTCCTCTTCGGTCATGTCTTCGTTTTCGTCTTTCATTTAAACCTTCTTCCAATAAGTATATTTCATCTTTGCGATAAGTCCAGAATAAACATTGTTGATTATCAGTTTCATGGTTGTGTTAACTCCATAAGCCAATACCATGTCGTTTATGTCTTTCTTATCTATTTCAGATGGCCAGATTACTACATTTCTTCCAGCCTCTACATATTTTCCAATAAGTGAAACTATTTCAAAATTTCTCGGTTCGTTATCAAAAATAAAAACAACCTTAGTCTTTCGCAACTTTTCAGGCAATTCAGCCAACCATCCGGCCCCCTGCATTGCAACTCCATTTGGTATAAACATGGAATCAATTGGGCCTTCAGTAACATACACCGTTTCACGGGCGTCTATCTTATCTAGGTTGTACCAAAGGCGGTCTTCGCCTTCTCGTTTTAAAGTGATGTAGCGTATTGCTTGACCTGTTGGGTCAAGAGATCTGCCTTGAACGCCAATAAGATCTCCAGAATCGTTGTAGAACGGTATGACGAGTCTGGGTTCTTTGGTCCCATCACGATCAAAGGAACGCATGACCTTTCCAAAGTCAGTGCAATAATAAAAGTTGCAATATTTTTCTTTAGGTATTTCTCTGGATTTAACATATTTTATTGCCGTGTGATCAGCATTGAGTAAGTCAAGTCTTGTTCCGAGATCAGTAAACACTGGTTGCCTGGTAACTTCTGGTTTCTTTTCAACTTCTCGCGGATTCTCATTTTTAAATTTTTCAAACGCATATTCTTTTGCGAGTGTAGGGCTAAGAGTTTCAAGTACGCCATATATACCACAAGAAAAACCACAATTGTGACATTTGTAAACATAGCTTCCTTTATGCTCAAAGAAGTATCCCCTTGTCTTGGACTTATTCTTCTGTGAGTCGCCACATTTAAAACATCTGCATGTGGCTAATGAATCTTTTTTCCATTTAAACTTTTCAAGAGAAATGGAAATTAAATTCACAAACTTCTTATCAATATATAGAGTCATTTGGCTTCTTCGAATGTCCAGTTGATGGCTTTATTCTTTTTCTTTCCAAATTTAGGATTGAAACCTTGACCATCAGCACCTGAACCAAATCCCTCTTCTTCTGTTTGATTAGAATTAATAAGATTTGTGTTCGTGTTGTCTACATCAAAGAATTTCATCTTTGACTTGTTTACACCTACCAAGAACTTTCTGTTCTTGGTGGTATCATTTCCACGGTTCTAAAATTGCTTGACCATGAGTTGACCAGCCTCTGCAAGTTCCTCGTTTTCAATGAGTGCAAAGAAGAAATCCGCAGTCTGAGGAAGACCAAAACTCTCTGAAGTATCGGTCATTTCCATATCGCTGCTCTTGGCACCTTCACGATTTACCTGTGTAGCTGTCCAAAGAGGGATGTTGTATTGTTTTGCCATACCTCTTAATTCCTCAGCAATTCCTTTGACATAGGTGTAACTATTCATACCATTACCAAGTTTAAATCTTGCACAAGAACAAATGTTCAAGTAATCAACAAAGATCACATCTGGGGTAAACTTTTTCTTGATTTTCAATTCCTCAAGAAGATTCCTGAAATGCGTTACGTTTGCTGCAGCAGTTGGATATTCCTTGATGATTAACTTACCACGGCAAGTTCTCTTTAGATTTTCTACCTTGGATTCATATTGTGTGAG